TATTTGCTCCGGCACCAGTTGGAACCAACGTTGCAAACGAAGCAATGCTATTTTGTTCATTTACATATTTAAAATCAACAAGTCCAGTAATTTGCGCTTGTAAAAATAGTGCTACTTCTAAAGTTTTATTGTTGACTTCGTTCGAAGCGGCTATTCTAACAAGATCAAGCTCACCAAAACAACTTTGGTCTCTGAAAACTCTATTTGCTTTTAAAAGAGCCAATGGAGCAAATGTTGATGGTGAGTTGACGCCGGTAAAAGAAAATGTTTCCGAAAACTTAGGATCCAACTGCGCCGTGTTTCCTTCGACAAATGAAGCCATTGATACTGTTTTTAAGGTTTTGCTAGTTGAGCCGCCAATGTTTGCTGATGTTGCAAGAACAGAAAGGTTTGGGTTTTTTAGAACAGGGGTTGTTCTATTGTTTGCGTTTTTAATTTTATGAAAATTAACTAATTTACCAGTATTAGGATCTTCTATACTAAAAGTCGCATTACCAAAACCTAAGTATTGGTAAGCAATTTGAAAAACATTGCCTTTTTGAGGATCTAAGACCATTTTAGTCTCGCCAGAACCATCTAGACGATCAATGCTAAAGGAACCAGAGGGTATAAATGTATTTGTTTGTTCTAGACCGGCTTTTGTTCTTGTAAAAGAACCAACAATGCTTGCACCAGATACTGAATAAGAGCCAGTTGAGGTGCTATTTGAGCGAGCGCAAATAAAATAAACTGAAGAGCTAATAACAGAGGTTATAAACCCGCCTTTTCCAACTTGTGAATAGTCTGCTAGCGAAAGTTGATAAGCAGTTTGTGCTGGGCTAGAGTTGCCAGCAACTGGAACAACAACGCTATCCCCATCTAGTGTCACAGTTACGTTCCCGGTTCCTGCTCCGGTAGTTATAGTAAGTTCTCTTATTTCTCTTTGACCAGTTTCTGAGTGTAGTATACCAAAGTTTGTTCCAAAATATCCAATAAAATAACCACATTCAGCTGTACCTGCGCCTATAAACTGTGCATTTCCAGCATCAGGCGTATCAAAAAGTGCTGTTGCTCGAAGAAGTGATGCTTGTCCTGCTCTATATTTTAACCCTCTTCTAAACTGTACAGTTGCGGATCCACTAGGGCTTGTCCCACTTTGCAACTCGCACATACCACTTGATGCTGTTACATTTGCGCCAGCAAAAGAAGAAGTAATGAAAATTTGATCATTTATTCCATAGACAAAATCACCCTGTCCTTGAACATTTGCTTCGGAGACTTGTACTTCACCAAAACCAGTAGAAGGTCCGTCAATGGTGACTTTATCTGCGCCGTTGATTTTTCCTGCTCTGTCTAGATTAACAAAACCCATTATCCTACCCCCACTGATCCTGACCAGTTATTTTCTAACTCTGTCGTGCTAACTGTTGTTATTCCTGCAATAACTGATGCCGAGGCTTCATTGAGCCCATCATCACTCAAAAGATAAAGTTTTATTACTCTAAACTCTGCCTCAAAGCTTTCACCGTTATTAAGAACGGCATAGTTTGTATTGACGGTACCTTTTACACCTTCTGAAGAGAACCCAAAACGTAAAGGAACATTTGGGGATGTTGCAGCGCTTGTATTTGTAATAATAACAAAACGAGTTACATTTGGAAATGCAACTTCGTAAGGTGTTGATGAAGATACAGGGATCGTCAAAGAGCTCGTAAGATAAGGTATTGCTGACGCTTGATAAGATCCAACATTACCTAAACCACTTCTATAAGCAAAATTAGACATCACTATAAATAGTAGATAAAAAAGAAAAGGCGGACCCCGGGGTCCGCCCATAAAAAACAAAGGATTTCTTACCTTACTTCACAGTTTCCGGCTGCACAAGCCAACTCTCCTGAGAGATCGGTGTTATCATCTAACTCAACAACCTTTGTAAGATCAACGTCTGAAAGGGTTTTGAGAAGTGCTTCATAAGTTTCTTTTGAACAATCTTCAAATGGCGCCTGAGTGTAATTTCCACCATCATAAGGAAGCACTGAAAGTCCATTATAAGCTTCTCGGTTTTCCCACATCCATTCACCTACGTCTTCCCATTCATTATCACGAACTGAAATAGTTGCTGAAACATTGTGAGTGTTCTCGCCTTTTCTGTGTCCTGACTTAACCCATTCGTTTGATACACGCTGAACTCGCTTAAGAAGTGAGAAAGCACTTTCTGTTCGGTAGATTGCTCCTTCTGGTGCTTTTTGCGGTACTGAAATAACAGCAGTATCGTGTGGGCGGAAGTATTCATCTTCAACAAGCTCTGGATGGTTCTCAAAAAGGTAAGAATAAATGGCTTCATTCTTTCCAACACGAAGACGACGAATGTAATAGTCGTTATGCCAAGCGTGAATACCTGATGAAGTTCCAAGAGTTAGTGAAGTTGTTCCTGCAGGCTTTACACAAGTTGTGCGTGCTGCTGGGCGAATACCAATAAGGTCTGCAATTCTTTTATTTTCTTCCTTGACGGCTTTTGCGCCTGCTTCCATGTCTAAGTTCAACACAGCGCCTGATGCAATACCAGTCATTGAGACACCAACAAGAGCGTCTTTTTCTGTTGTTCTGCGCCAAACATCACGAAGGTAGTGGAAGTCTGTGTATCCGGCTTGTAGTGTGCCTAAGAAAGCAGCAGCACGGCAGCGGTTTTCGTATTCTTCTTGTGAGTCAACATCTGATGCATTGATCTCGGTTAAGTTGCAAAACTGATAAGGGCGAAGTGCGATTTCGCAGCAAGGGTTGGTTCCCCAATCTTTATCGTTTGAAAGATAAATGCCTGGCTCGCCTGAACCTGACTTGCGAATACGATCCCAAAGTGAAAGGAAGTATTCTTTTTCTACTTTGTGACGAAGAATAACTGCCGAGTTGTTTGCACGACCACGGTGAGGATGTGATTCCCACCAGTGTCCTGTCTTTGAAGCAATCATTTCATCATCATCAGCAGAAAAAAGAGAAATAAGCGCAGCACGACGAATACCACCAGCAAGTACAGCATCCGCAATATGACATACCATGTCGTGTACTTCAATTGGTGTAAGTTTATCGCCATCTTCTTTTTGTGAAAGAATGCCTTCAAGCTTGACCAAGCATTCTTTAAGTGGCTGTGGTCCTGGTGCTTTTCCGCCTGATGTAACAAGTCGTGCTCCTTTTGGTCTAATGTCTGAAAAGTCAAAACGAACTCTTGAAGTGCCTCTAAAATAAGAAGCAACAAGAGTTTTTACTGCATCAGCCCAGCCTTCAATGGAATCTCCAATAAGGAAACGGCGGGTACGCTTTTCATTTGGGCGTCGGATCTCTGGTAGTTTATCTACGTGGTGCCCCTGAACTGAATAACCTACACCTGTACCACCAAGAAGAAGGAACATTGCTTCTGAAAAAGCAGCAGGATGGTCAATAGGTAAATAAGCGCAGTTGTATACACGGTTTGGTGCTACTTCAATAGGCTTACCGGCAAACTGCATTGATCGCATTGAAGGAAGAACCTTCTTGGGGCGAACGTAGTTTTCGTATACTTGTGAGATCTCATTTGTAAGATCTGGGTATTTCTTCATGTGCATAAGCATGTTACGATTTACCAACTCATCCCAAGTTTCCCTGCGGTTCTGGGCTGGATCGTATTTAGCGTACTTCATGTGTACTGTAATGTCTGATAAAATCTTTGTAGCAAGTTCCATTGTTTATTCTCCTTCTTCGTTTTTCATTTGCTTGTACTGCTCTCGCAGATGATTCATTTGTCTTTTTGCCGTATTCTTTTTTAGGTCTTCAATGGACTCGTTTGTGGGCTCCAAAACTCTGATCTTAACATTGCTTGTATCCATGAACAAAGGGAATACTAGCCCGTCAGCGCCATTACGATTTTTGGCGACATACAAACGTCCAGTGTTATTGTTGCGATCTTCGATCGTTCTGGAAAGTGAGCAAATAAAATCAGCAACAAAACACTTGTTGAATGCTTCTGAAATAGCCTCCATCGTAACGATTTCAGCATTGACGCCAGAACGATTTGTTTGTGAAGCAGTCCAAATAGGACAAGAATACTTTTGTGCGAGTCCCCGTAGTTCCTCGTAGATAGATTCGAGCTCAAATCTCTTGTCTTTATAACTAGTGACTGACTTCAAAAGATCCGCATAATCAACAATAATTGTTCCGATTTTAATGCCTCGTGAAGCTAGCTTTTCTAAATGTCGATCAAGAGTTGCGATAGATGCTGACTTTGTTGGGTATTCTTTTACAATAAGAGCACCTTCTACTTCTTTGATAGAATCCAAAACATCTTCTTTTCTATTTTTAAGTTCGTTTAATTTGATCTCGGAAATACAAGAATCGTACCTCTGAGCAATAACTTTATCGGCAAGTTCTAGTGTGTAATGAACAACAGTCTTGCCGGCTTTTACTGCTTGTGCTCCCAAGTGAGTAAGAGCCATTGACTTTCCTGCTCCTGTTGGTGCAATAACAACACCAAGTTCGCCAATGCCGTGGCCACCTTGTGTTAGATCGTCAATAAGTGCCCAGCCTGTTGTGACTGGGTGTCTTGGTTTTTCTACATACCGAGCATCAAAGTCTTTGATAAAGTCGTGACCAAAGTCATTGTCCATACCAAGTTTTAGTGCTTCATCAATAACACCTTTGATCTCGTCAAATGAAGAGTTCTTGATAAGTGAAATAGAATGAAGAATAGCTTCTTGTAGCTTTTGCTTTTTACAAAAGTCCAGTGCTTGGTTTTTAATGTAGTCTGAGTCAGCAACAACTTGAGAACCAATAGCCTTTGCGACAAAGTTTCTAATAGTTGCCTGAACTGACTCTGGTAGATCCGTGATCTCGGTTCTTACCAAAGTTTCCAAAGTTTCTTCCGAAGGATGAATGTTGTATTCTCTTCGGTGTTTAAATACAAGTTTAGTTAGTTCTTGGAGTGCCTTGTTTTCAAAGAAAGATACGTCTAGCACTTCTTCCATTTGATCTGCAAAAGGTCGATCAAACATAATAAGCTTACATAGCTTTTCTTGAAAGGACTTACCAAATTTTTCAAACCCATCTGTATTATTGATGGCTGCGTTGTTCATCATGTTCATTGTCCCTCCTTTTTAGTTTATCTTTGGTTATTCATTACCATTCTTGAGTATAGCCGAATGGAAGACCAATCGTATGCTCCAATACCATCTTTGATAAGTGAAGCATCAAAGTCTCGCTGAGAATACGAGAACGACTCATTATACACTTCTTTGATGCCGTCCGCAACCCCAATCGGAATGTTCGGAGCATAAAGCTGCATCATTTTATAATTACTCTGCAAAAGATCTTTTGACTCCAATAATTTCTTGTGAACTGCTTTTGGCTTTTCTTCTTTCTTGCAGACTTCTAGAATAGCATCAATACCATAGAAATTGTCCTCTGAGAGGAACGGAAATGCCTTTACAAGCGTCTTGATGCCCAGACCCTTAACACCGGGTAGGTTATCAGACTTATCGCCTTCTACGGCTCTTGCGAAAGCCATGTTGGTTGGATGCACTTTGTAGTCATCAACAACAGTTTTAAATGTCTCAAACTTATCTGAGATAGGACGATAAAGAATAGTATCTTTTGAGCAAAGTTGCAAGAAGTCTTTGTCGTTTGATACAATAAACTTTACTGCGTCTTTTGTTGTCTCGCTTCCACAAAGAAAAGCAATAACATCATCTGCTTCAATACCGTCATAAATGTACTGCTTTACTGGAATAGTCTCAAGATACTCAACAAGGCGAAGTTGTTGCCAGATCCTATTCTTCATTTTATCATCATCTGTAAGATGATCGTAGTTCCAGTTCATTTTGATAGGTTTT